AGATATCAAAGTAAAACCCGCCGTGTCAGGGGACAAATACCCCAATATCGACATGATACTCAACGAAGATAAAGACGTGGAGTATATCGAACACAAAGTGAATGCGAGGTTTCTAGCTGAAATCTGCGACATCCTAAAAAACCTTGACCCGTTCGAGGCCGTGACACTGAGAATACCGACGACAAAATACAAACCATTATTTATCACGGCGCAATGTGAAGAGCCGGGAAAAGTGCAGACCGCCAAGGCATTATTAATGCCAATGAATCGCTAGTATGACAAAAAAACAAATAAACCAACCCGGTGCGAATGGACACCGTGCACCGCACCAGCTAAATATCTCGAAGCTAGCGGTGAAGGGAGAATGGTGCACGTATGCCTCGACCACCGTAGATTACTAACAAAGCAAAAAAGAATTAACTTTGGAGACTAATTATGAACAAAGAAATTACAATCAAAATCGGCGGCATTTATTCGATGGTAGAGCGACCACAGCAAGTGCTAGTAATGGCACCAGGTGCGACACCAAAAGTATTCAGTCATGACAGGGAAATATTGACAGCATTGCGAGACGCGACAAATTACATAAAATATAATCACGTCGAATTAACAGAGTTTAAAAATCAACTAAAATAACATATGACTAAAAAAATAATCATTATACTAATCACATTATTCATTGCGGGATTCATCATCGGATTATCGACAGCTGAAGCCATGACACCAGAGCGCGAGCAGTTTCTTTGCTCAGTGGGAGTGTTCGAATGTTTCCCAATTGAGTCAACCGACTACATCGAAGTAATGGAATCAATCGACGAACCGTTACAAGTGAAACGAGCACCAGCGCCAATGATTTCAGCGACATCAACTGAAGTTGCACTGATTGAACAAAAGCACCGCGAGCAACTACTCGACATCATTGCGCAATTGACAGCACTACTCGAAATCCTCAAGAGTCAACAAAATGAAGTCTAAGTTTCGAGTCAATCAGCACATCGCTAAGGAAGTGACGAAGTTTCGGGTCGATCGGATGATCATGAGTTACCCAAGCCAGTATTCGACGCCAAAGTATATGACGTTTATGTGGAAGATGCTGGAGGCTGGTTGGGAGGTAAAAATTCACACGGTGAAAGACTCGAAGTATGTGTTTGTAGAAAAAGGCGACCTGATATTTAAAATTAGATTCTCAAGCCACAAACCATCATTTCGACGACAACAAAAAAACGACTGCGATTTCTATGTCGGGATATCGCACAAACAGGTATTCACAACCGACGAGATTATCAAAAAAATTAAAACTATTGAAAATGGAAATAAGAATAGAAATGACTCAAGCTCAAATAACGAAGCTGGAGTCGGGGAGGGTTGAGTTTGATTTACACAACGAAGATGAAGGCCATTGTCACATTGTGGTGACTAAAAAAGAAACCGAGACTTGTTATGAAATAGACGAAAAAAGACCGCCATCATGCCCTACAAATTGCAGAATACACAGTTAATATGAAAACGTGTTACTGCTGCAAAATCAAAAAAAATATTTCTGAGTTTGGTAACCAAAAGCAAAAGAAGGATGGGTTACAGAGCAACTGCAAACATTGCACAAATTTAAAACTCCGAGATAAAAGAAAAGGAACTGGACCAACTAAAGGAAGTTATCTGTGGCACCTACAGCAATCAGGGATGACAGATTATTACAAGCGATATACAACTAATTCATGAATCAAAAAAAATGGCCAGATGTAATTCCTTATCCAAATTGGTCAAATAGTCAATTATCAGTAGTAAGACACTACGGATCTTGTCAATTAAACAACGAGCGATATATTCTGGATTTCGATAACTGCGAGAAAAAAGAAGTTGACGGAGTTGAAAAATATTTTCCAGATTTGATTTCGCCAAAAGAGCAGAAAAGACGAGGAATTAAACTAAAATAACCATGAACGAAATAATTAAAACAGAATACGACGAGCAAGTTGACTACGAATTCCTTGAAGCGATGGGGATCAAAGTGGTGAAGTACCAGCCATGGCAACTAGGGCTGACATACCCAGACCTCACAGGAAAGTTTCTGTGGTACCCAAAGAAAGGGACACTTATGTTCGAAGGTGAGTACGCGATGGTAAAGATTGGTGAAACCGGGGACTATTGTGCCGGACAATCATGTCCAGATGCAGACGCGACCGAAAAAGTATATAATCAAATTATCAAAAAAGTAAACGAACAACAATCATGACACTAGCAATAGCAATATATCTTTTTGGAGTCGTACTGTTTATTTTATTTAAAGTAATCGTATGGCTACAAGAAGCCGAGTAATAGATGATATGAGTACCTGCACAGTATGTAAACGAGAAGGGCAACTGAGACTGGATTTAAGATCCACGGCTGCATACTGCGGTACACATTACATCATGATAAAAGCCGCCGAGAGCAGAATGAAGAGCGACTTGGAGGTATACGCAGCTACCAAATGATATCCCCAGGGTTATGCACAAAATAGGTACTTGTGTCGACAGCGACATATAGTATACTAGTCGAAGGTTTAGATTCCTCAAAACAATCAAAATCTGACGGCGTAAGACCGTTACAAATCAAAAAAATAACAATCAAACAATTATATGGGATTAGACAATCGAGAGACGGGGAACTACATTACTATTTTAGAAGGCAAGTTTTGCATTCGAGTACCGCAAGGGACTGAAGGAGCGACCGCCCGAGTTAACAAACTAGGTAACACTGTACATGAAAAATACTACAGCGAATTCACAGGGAAGTTGGTCGGGATCAAAACCCAAGATTCGTCATATGGTAAGAACTGGATGTTTCAGTTCCAAGATAATGGAGAAATCTTTAATCTACAGTTATCGTATAGTAATTCTTTTGCGAAGAATATACTTAAAATGTTGCCGAACGTCGATTTAGACAAAGAGATGAAAGTGCAACCAGCACAAAAAATGGAGGATGGGAAAAAGAAATCATCACTATTTATTTCTCAAGATGGGGTGACACTGAAGCACGCATACACGAGAGAGAACCCCAACGGACTTCCACCAATGACTCAAGTGACAATTAAAGGGGTGCAGCAATGGGACGACACCGACCAGGTTAACTGGCTATACGCTATGGTAATGGAGCACATTGTGCCAAAATTGCCAGAGAAGCAACCTGTAGCGCAAGCCACAGCAGCTGATCAAGCAATGGAGGTAGAAGAGCAAGTTGGAGGAAGTGACGAAGTCGCGGACGAAGACGACTACTAATTAAATTCATATTTTATATGTCACCAGAACCACAAAACGACGATCAAAGGCTTGAAGAGGGGGTAACTACTCAATCAGAGCAGGGGGCTCCAGAAGAGACTCCAGAAGAGACTCCAGAAGAGACTCCAGAAGACGAGCAGACTCCAGCTGAATCAGTTGGATTGGCTCAATACCGCATCACAGGCATGGTTGACCAATTCGATGAGCAAGGAGTTATCCGTGGACAGTACGCAGCAGGGTCAATTCAGACGCTACCTGAAACTGTCGGAGATGCCGCAGTTGAAGCTGGGCAAGCAAGCAAGGTACAATAGAGGAACACTCATGAAAAACAATACTTCGACAACGACAATCCAGTCATACACACAACACAGAACGGATTTTCAGCAAAAAATGTTGCCTTGTCGAAGGGGCTTTCCATTTTAACTGAGAGTCCGTTTTGTTTTGTGTGTGTGACAATCAACTTTGATTAGTTGATCCCCGTTGAAATATTTTTAACTAATTGGTGTGGAGACTAATTAGCCATAAAAATATTTCACGGAGATCAGTTCATCAGAACTAGTTCCAAACAATCATGCCATTAAAAAACTATAAATTTCTAGATAGCTTTCCCGACCATGTATTTCGGTACCTGGACCAAACGGGTGAAGGTCGACCGCCAGTATCATCTGACGTTCGTCGTGACGACCTCAATAAGAAAATGGGGTATGAATCCTATTTCACAGTAAACGGATTCCAAGGATCACCTGATGCAAAAAAAGAAAGCTGTACGTCACTCAATGCTTTTTTTGTAGACATTGACGATCGGAAGGACGAAGCAGAGCTAGAGTTTATAAAAGACAAACTGTGCCCGACATTTATTCTTGAGACAGGTAACGGGTATCACTTGTACTGGGTACTTGACGAGCCAATTTACAAAGAAGAAGTAACCGCTGAAGAATGGCAGTTGGCTATTGCGCGGTGGGAGAGGATCGAGCAATCGGTTGTAAAAATACTCAAGGGCGATCCCGTGGTAAAAGATCTGACTCGAATTATGCGAATTCCAGGCACATACTACTGGAAAAAATCTGGCGATGCGTACAAGGGTGGGGTAAAAAACGCCCCGTTTAAAATCAAAGGGTTATTTAAACAACCATCTGCAACTTACTCAATGGACCAAGTCGAAGAGGTATTCCCGACTGAAGCGCAGCAGCTAGTCGCACCATTCCCGGAGACAGCCCAGGGTGAAAAGATGCAGAAATATGCAGATGCGGAACGCAAAGGGTTTTTCGACATGGTCAACAAGGCGTACCCAATTGAGGATCGACCGTCATTTCAAAAACTAATTTCTGGTGAAGCTGGGACATTACCACCGAACATCGCGTCACGTAATATGGCGTTGCTGATTGTGGCGACACAAATGCGGCAAGCGGGCTGGAAAAAAAAGGATGCGCTTGAGCACATCATGAAAGTTGGCTGGCACGGTATCGAGTCTGAGCGCAGCGGGCCTCAAGAGATTGCGAACACTATCAACTCAGCTTTTGAAGGTGATTACACATACTCGTACAAGAACGATGTGATTGCTTACAACATGAGCCCTGAAGAGCAGGTGAAGATCCAGATGGCATACACTGACGTTGCCAAAAAGAAAAAGGACACTGACAAAGTTCGGTTCAGTAACTACGAATACGAAATAGTGAGTCGGTACCCGCACCTCAAAAAGAATGAGATTGGGATCGTATTCAATTATTACGATGGTGTATATAAAATGCTATCCGACCAAGATTTGTCGGGGATCGTGCTCAATATGCTGCATGAAGATATGTTGTGGGGGTATAGAACCAAACGAAATGTGTCCGACAAAGTAGCGTGTCTCATTTCGATTATTCCCGACTTGGTACTAACTCCAGACAAGGGTGATTTCTTTAACGTGAAAAATGGACTACTACAACTATCGACAGGTGAACTGAAAGAACACACTCCAGACTTTGTAACTCTGATCCAGTCGCCAGTGGTGTTTGATCCAGCGGCAACCGCTCCAACGTGGGCAACGTGTGTGCAAGCGTGGATGGAAGGATCTGAAAGTGAAGAGAAGGCCAGGCTACTCCAGCAATTTGCGGGGTACTTACTGACGAGCTCAGTAGCATATGCAAAAGCCTTGTTTATTGTTGGTGATGGTGGAAATGGTAAATCAACTTTTATCGACACATTAGCGATGGTAATTGGTAAGCAAGCCACCTCTAACATTGACCTCGAAGGGTTGTACGGCCAATACGGGATGAAAGGGTTGATCGGGAAGCGCCTCAACATTATTGAAGAGGTTAGCGGTAACTACTATCAATCACACAAATTAAAGAAATTAGTAAGTGGTGAAGCAATGACTATTGATGTGAAGTTTAAAGATCAGCTCGATTTCCGACCTGAAGCCAAGTTTGTATTTTCAGTGAACACTATGCCGCGAGTAGACGACTCATCGAATGCTACCGAAAGACGTATGGCAGTGGTGCAGTTTGGAAATAACTTCCGAGACAATCCAGATATGGATCTCAGGTTTGGTGAAGGAACCTTGGCAAAAGAATTGTCAGGAATTTTGAACTGGATGGTCGCTGGGTTCAAAGACTTACAGAAAGAACGAAGGTTTGTAACCACGAGAGAGCAAGAAATTTCATTGGCTGAATACCGAGAAGAAAACTCTTCAGTGGATGGATTCATTGCATCATGCCTCGACTTTGACGAGACGAAGGTTTCTATGACCACCAAACTATATGGTGAGTATAAAGATTTCTGTATGCGCGACGGTCGGAAGTATAAGAGCAGCGTGGCATTTACCAAAGAACTCAAGGCGTATGGAAGACGTACTGGTAAATTCATCTACATCGAACGAACAAACGGTCACAATCCTGGTTTTTTCAAAGGGGTCGATGTGGCCAGTAGTTGGGCTGACGTTAACTTCGAAGACACCACCCCCCGAGTTGACCTGAACCGCGTGTCACATTATCCGCAAGATTTAGACTTCTAATATGGAATATCAAATTGATTACACAGTAATAGATTGGCCTCAAAAATATCCGGGGATTAACTTCTACGATATACAGAAGGAAATTATTATTGAGAATAAACAGACAACAGGAGTGTTCCTCGGTACTGGAGTCGGTAAGACTTTGACGTGTCTGGTGCTTGGTGAAGGTCGTATATTGGTAGTGTGCCCAAAGCAGCAAAAACTTGATGAGACGTGGCAAAAGAACAACAACAAATTCAACTTGGACCAAAATCTCACAGTTATGTCAAAAGAAGAGTTCCGCAGGGACTGGGATTCAATCGAAGGTTTCGATACTGTTATATTCGACGAAGCTCACAATATGCTAGGTGTATTGCCAGAAACCAGGCAACGGAATCGGATTCAGATACCAAAAGCGTCACAGATGTTTGAAGCAGCCTATCAGTACCTGCAAAAACACCCTCCTAAGCGATTTTACATGGCTACAGCTACTCCAAGCAGTAAACCAATGAATGCGTGGGCTATAGCGAAGCTACAGGGCAAAAACTGGGACTTTTTTAAGTTCCGAGAGACGTTTTATTTCCGAACCATGATGGGTCGACGACAAGTGTGGCTACCTCGAAAAGATGAGGTGACCAGGCAGCGATTGGCGCTGGCGGTACAAAAAATGGGGTATACAGGCGGGCTGTCTGATTTTATGGATGTACCTGAGCAAACTCATATTGATGTAAAAATTGATTTGTCAGCTGAGCAAAAAAAAGCGATCAAAAAACTTAACGAAGAAGAAGCCGATCCGTTAGTGAAACGATCACGGATGCGCACGATCGAGAACGGGATTTTGTACGGAAAAGAAGTGGAAGCCGTATCAGAAAAAGAGGACAAGATGATTAAATCAACGACGTTTTTTAAGAACGGTAAAATTGACTACATCATCGAAAGGTCAGAAGAGTTCAAAAAGATATTTGTGTTTGCGGCTTACACCGCGCAAGTGGAAGCAATTCGAGAAGCGTTGATGAAAAGTAAATACCCGGCTGAGAAGATAAAAATAGTGACTGGTCAAACAAAAGATCGGGGTACAGTGTTTGATGAGATGGAGAAAGCTGACTCAGGGATCATTATTGTAGCAGCACAGATTTGTGAAGGGTACCGAGTACCGTCAGCCCCGTGTATGATTTTTGCGTCAAAAAGCAACCGCTACGTTCACTATGAGCAGGGAAAAGGAAGGATTCTTGATGGTCAACACCTCAAGAAAAACCTCTACATCCACCTTGTCGTTCCAGAAGGGGCGGATGCTGATTGTCATAACTCGATTATGTCGGGCCAGGACTTTCAGGAAAAATTATCAGTATTATAAATTAAATAGAATAATATGAAAAACCTAAAAGTGCGACTTAAACAAGATGGATTGATATGAAAAACTTATTAGAGCTACTGCTGACGCTTGTTGTAGCAGTCGGCATGTTTACAGGCTTATTCCTGTTTATAGCTGGTATTGCTCTAGCAGTAGCCTCCCCACTTATCTTAATAATCTGGTTAATTCTACAAGCGATATGAAAATAAAGTTTGAAAAACCATTAGCACAACAAAAAGCTGTAAGGTTATACAAAGAAGATGCCCAGCTTGTAGAAAAAATTGCTTTAGATGAAGGGATCGAACAAACAGGCGTTATTAGAGATTTAGTGCGAGCGGCATTAGAAGAATATAGAAAATGTAACCAGATAGTAAATAATTAGTATGAAAAATAAACTAAAACTTTTTAGGGGGTACATCAGAATGTTTTGGGGAGAATGTCCACAATCATTAGAGTAGTTAGATATTAAGATATGACAACCCCACCAACCCCACCAACCCCACCAACCCCACCAACCCCACCAACCCCACCAATCCCACCAACCATTGAACAAATAGAAAACCAAAACCAAAATATTTGGGCATGGACAATTCCGTCTAATTTATTAGTATCGTAAATGTAAAGTATGAAATCCAGCCCTCGATGTCCGTATTGCAATAAGACCCTAATCGTACCATCGTGGGCGTTTTGTAATGATCCTGGATGTCGAGAAACTAATGCTAAAAAACACAATGAAAAAAATAAACAACAGCGGAAACTTGCCCGAAGATCCATCAAAAATGACTCGTAAACAACGGCGACAGTGGTATCATGATAATAAGAAACGATTCAATTTACCTCGATGGGGAGAATTAAAAAGTTTGGCAAATAATAACTAATGTATGCAACTAAAAACAATCATCTACACAACATCACGAGTCGTTTGGTTTAAAAATGAATTTGAGAAAATGTACGAGGTGATTCGCCGATCTCGCGGTGTTACTGTACATCCATTTAAAACAGTTTATTTCAAACTTCCTGAGAACGTACCAACACTTGAAAGGTCAAATGGTGGAGTATATGTTGATTGGGATTGGTTTAAAAAGAACCTACCGCACGGAGAAAATAACGCTGTATGTCTTCACATCACCAGACGAGAACGTGACGTAATCGGCATGAAGCACTCATCTCCAGGTAAAGCTCTTGGTGGAGTGTACGACAAAAACTCGAACGATGGAGTGTTTCGGTTTGTGGTTATTGCTGATCGTCGGTCACAAAGTTATGACGGAATGAGTACGTTTATGCGAATTTTTCTCCATGAACTGTCACACGGATTTGCTCATTGGAGAAACGTAATTGATTACACTCACTTGTGGGACGGGCTACTTAAAAATATCAGAGGAATATTTTTCCTTCATGATTTCTCAACCTGGAATGCCTTAATTGCTCAAATTAAAACTCTTACAAACAAAGTGAACTTTCTCAAGTCTCAAGTTACACAATTGCACCCTCCAGTTGACGCCGCATTTATGGATCAGATCTCACAACCTTTTGGTGTCCGTAATTCAATTTACCCCTTAACTGGTCACCACGTTGGAACTGACTTTAGAACTCCGGTTGGAGAAAATTGTCACGCTCTAACTGATGGTGAGGTTGTAAATGTAATTGAAAACCACCCAGTGCTAGGAAACGCTACATATTTCAAATACACCTGGCAGGGTCAGACGTACACATCAAGATACCTGCACCAGAGCAGAACAGGTACTCTAGGGCTCAAAAAACGTGGAGAGAATGTAGGTGTGACTGGGAACACTGGTATGTCAACTGGACCACATATTCACTTTGATACCTCCCGAGGTGATTTCAGTTTGTTTGGACTCAATAGTCGAAACTTCCGTAATAAATTTGTTGATCCAATGTCATTTAAATATGAAGGAGTCAGCAAGTAACACAATCCTCAACCAATACCTGAGAGAAACCAGGATGTACTGCTACTACGAATTAAAGGTCGCCAAGGCGGGTCGATTTAGTTTTGGCAATATTGAGACTAATCAAGATGAAGGATTACCCGCTCTAGCAAAAGAGGGGTTGGTCTGGAAACTGTCCGATGAAGATTCAAGACAGAAGCCTTGTGATGGTTTCTGCACCCCACCCCTACCTGCATTTCTGGTCGTGAAATTTAAGAATAAGTTTTATTTTATTTTGTACGAAGAGATAACTAGACTAAAAGATTCTGGTAAAAAATCTATTGACGAAAAAACTTGTGCAGAGTTATCCACCAAGTTACTCACAGTGTAGATGTTGACACCGACAGCGACATAGATTATACTGGCGAAGTAATACAAACATAATCAATTAAAAATGCCAGTCAAGAACACAAAGAAGGAACCAATGCACCGAGTCAATACTCGGATCCGTAACGAACAGGCTCAGTTTATT